CCTCAGATATACTCATGAGTCCTCCGCCCATTCCAATCAACTCGGGTCTTTGTAGTCTAGCATCCGGAGAGGATACACCGAATTGAGCCTTGATATTCTCAGTATAACGAGTACCACCACGAGCATCTATTTCAGCGAATCTTTGTAAAGCGAAAGCTTCACGAAGGGCATTAATAGAGACCGCATCTTCATTAATATTAACAGAAAGAGTTCCATTAGGATCATAGAAAGCATTGAAAGAAGTGCTAATCTGCATATTTCCAGTAGATGATTGCCACAATGGATTAGCATTAGGGTCTACCGTACCATCAGAAGCCTTGCGAACAATACCAGCAGCATTAGTACCAGAAAGACCAACCAGAGTATTAGTATCTTCCACCAAAGGTAAGGTGACTGTATCGCCTTTTTGGGCGAAAGGAAGAGTCTTCGTAAAGTAATCAGGCATCCATGCACGTTTTGGCGGGTCAGTAAGTAATTGAGCAAGGTACGAACCAGTTGTTGTATTATCTCCGTCAACAAGGGGAGTAAAAATTTCATCCTGTAAATTCTGATCTCTAAACCATTCATCCCAGATAAGGGAGACGGCGGCAAAAGGTAAAGCAGAGACGGTAAAAGGATTTCCAGAGTAAGCACCAGTAGGAATACCTAAATAGTCAGCAAGACAACCTTCAGGTATAACATTCGATATATTTATGGTAGGATAAACAATGCCGCGATCTGTGGCGTCATCGGGAGCCATAAAATCTTCAAAATTTTCCCATAACAACCTATTGGGTACAAAGAAATAAAAGGTTTTGACCATGACCTTATGCATGACAGGAGCAACAAGGGGAGCAAACCGAAGCAAATTCTCGCTTGAAATTCTCCATTCATCGCCTGGCAAGACTTCATCTAACATAATAGGGTATAAACGACCCATTTTGAAAGACATTTTGACGGAATGGGACTTGTCAAAGGTATTTTTACCCATGACACGAGTTTTTACAGTATTAAATAAAGGATTAGCTTTCATTTTTTTTGGTTTTTAAAAGTACCCCCCGAAGGGGGCACACATCGAACACCGCCTTTAAGCGGAAACTAATTAACGAGAAGGAAATACTACAAGCGATAGCCACCACGAGGTAACGTTACTAATTTAGAGGCGCGCTTACTACGACCCCGCTTTTTATTATAATTCTTACGAGAACGACCAGCACGGCCACGACGGTAATTAGCCATAATAATGTTTTGATTAAAAATTTAATAAGTGATTTCATTAGAATCCGAATAATTTCTGAAGGATTTTTCCACCTTTAGAATATTTCATTGCAGGATCATTCATAATATTCTGAGCAAGCCTACCAAGTATCTGCGCCCACATAGGATGATTGGGATTTATACCTTTCTTCCTAAGTTCAATATCCAAATCTTTGATAGTATTATCTTTTTCGAGACCAGCAGCCATTTGATTGATGCGTTTAATATCCGCAGCATCTTTAACAGTGCCAACACGAATACGGAGGATTTCAGCAAGAGCCTTTCCTACGCTTGCTTCATTTTCGATTGCTCTACGTTCATTTTCTGCAAGCTTATACTTGGTATCAGCTTTCATTTTTCTAACAGTTTCCTTTCTAGCCTCAGCAGACCAGCCACGCAATTCTTTTTCAAAATCAAGGTCATATACATTTCGATCACGTTGAGAGGACATGAGAGCAGCTTGTTCATATTTAACAGCAGCATCAGCGTTTGCAACACTAATTTGAGCCTGTTTAACTTCGGTATCTATGAAAGAACCGATCATCGAGCCAGCGTCTAATTGGACAGCTTGTGGATTTGCACCCATCGGAGAAGGAGTATCTATCGATCCAGCATTTCCAGTAGCTCCAGCACCAGCACCAGTAAAACCGAACTGAGGATTAATACCAGCATCTTTTAGCCTTTGCATTTGATTTTTTGGACTATTGTACTCATTCTGCATATTCCATTGCGCAATGGAATCTTGACGTTGCCTTTCATACATGTACTCTTTCCAATCACGATCTTTACGATTACGAGCTTGGGTAGAGAAAGCATTAAAAGCAGCACTAGCACCGGCGATTATTGGCATCCATGCAGGCATATTACAAGAATTGTTTAATAATTGTGTAAGACCAAGAAATAGAATCGACCTCTAGGATATAAATTCCATTGTTTACGAGGAAGGTTCCTTTTTTTGTTTCGGTTACAAGTCTCATTTTTTGATTATTTAGACACCATTGGTGTCAACTAGCCTTAATACATCAAGGGGATAAGGCTAGTCTTGCTCCGCAAGTGTTTGAGATTTTGTCGTATTGATATGATCAATGAGTTGATCATATTTTCCAAATATGTGAGCTAAATGTGGATTATCATCTAGCATAGAATCAACTACTTTTTGATCAAGATTTTCAGCGAATATAGACTGAATAGTTCTAATATTCTCTATATAGGAATGGTCCGTTTCTTCTGGGAGCATCTGCGCAAAGTAAAGTGAAGTATGCGCTTCTTTATCCAGAATAGTGAGAACCATTGCCATTTGCAGGACGCTAAGCATCCTTTTTTCAACAGGAGTACCTAAAGGAGTGTCGGGGGTTTTTTTACGATTTTTAGACATAATTAATTATTAAAATGATTTGTAGTTTTTCCTCGCTTCGCTGCGGGATTATTCCCTCTGAAATACCTACTCCGTAGGTATTCCATCAGGAACAATTTTTCCGATTTGTTTTTGTAACTGGCTCTCCAATCCTTTGATTTGAGCCTCGAGAGCTTCAATTTGAGAAGCCTCTTTTGCAGCTTCAGCCGCAGCCAGTCTTTTCTGTATTTCATCAATACGATGATTCAGACCTTTTTGGAGATAGTATTTATCAACTTTGGTGAGAGACCTAAGATACGAGATAGAAGCATCCTCGTCATAAATTGGCATAAGATGAGGAATAGATTGACCACGTAAATGCCTATCAAGATATTCTTCAACAGTTATGGTCATATCAGGTTTGGTTTTGGATTTTTGCTTATTAGACTCAGAATCACCGAAGTATTTACGGTGTTCATAGTTCATTTGAGTCCGAATTCCAGCAATTTGTTTGACTTTAGAGACACGTACTTCTACGTTCGGCTCTTTAGACATATCGACCTTTTGTTTCGACATAATGGATTAATTAAAGGATATATAAAAGTAAATTTCCTCCTTTACATTAGGAAGAATAGGTGACAGTGTTGCGCCAAAGAATGAATTACCTTTAGCTTTAGTCCAACAGGTTGGGAATAGAATGAGTTCTGGGGATTGACAAGGTGAAGGCTTCCAGATAATGTTAATGCGATGTTCGTTTCTCATGAATATTTTTGTAGAAATTATGGTATTCAGCTACATTTCTCTCTCGTTTCCATTCAAGATAGTCTTTTCCTTGGACATTTGCAATATATTCTTCGTATTCTTCTGTCTTTTCACTGGCATACACTATCATTTCGAGTTGTTTTTGTATAATATCCGGCCTTTCACTAAATATTTTATCTCTATAATACTTAGGCAAAGCAATTTTAAAGCCTTCCGGAGTTTCGATGTATAAGATTTCCGGATTATCTAAATGATACTTCCTCGTCGCATCAGTTAAATAATTATCACCAAGATTTTTGCTCATTGTGCTAAATTCCTTGAGTCTATCGTCACGCGAATGCTGAGGTACTTGCGATTGTTTATCAATATACTTACATGTATATGCGATCGAGTCGCCGGAGACCGTACCGATGTCGATTTTTCCATATGCCGGCGAACCTTCAATTTCATGATTTCGCCAAGCTTCAGCGAACCACTTGATATGCGGGACATTAAAAATAACGGCATGATAATGTGGGCGTTTGAACTGGGAACCATATTCACCAGCAGCGTAGTATTTTATACCTTTAGTTTTAGACAGCTTCCTTAGACGTTTCATAAAGTTTGTAAAATGTGATCTATCCAAAGTAGGGAAACCATGAGGAGAGATCGGGAGCGAATTGTTATCATAAGTGAGTGTTACGAAATAAGCGGAGAATGAACGCCTTTCCTCCATTTTTAACCTAAATACCCAGGAATCAACCCTGCGCTTTTTACACGCAGGGCATTTTCCACATGGGACTTTTACTTCAGCAATCAAGTATTTGTGGCGCTTGACTACCATTGGAGTATGACAAGCCATTATATAGGATTTCCGTAAAATGGCATTACACGAGTTACACGAACATGATTATAAATCATTCCATAAATATGGTCAGCAGACAATTCACCAGACCCATCAGTATATTGAACAGCAAAGATCCTTGTAGGGACCGTAGCTTCAATGAATGCAGCATTAAGATTAGGTTCAGAATCAAAATCACGGGCAAGATGCCAGTAGGCTAAGCTAGAGCGCATTTCACCACAGACACGAGACTGGCCTACCTTATATTCAGTAAATATAGGAAGATAACCAAATGTACCATCTCTTGAAGAATGATCAATATACAATTCCTTGTTGAGTACGGGTTGTTCGCCTATATTAGCTAAGGCAGGGAAATAATGATCAGTGCGAGAACGACGAGACCACATTTTATGCAAACCTTGATAATAAGCCGTATCGGGTTGAACATTGATAAAACCAATTATCCAACCATGTTCAGTAGCACGATAGTGATAACTAGTAGAATCATTGACAGATATACCATGACCAGCAGTAGTACCGAGAACACTAGGATTATCAGGATTAGTACCACCAACTTGATTACCGGCAGAGGTTTGAAGAACCTCAGATATACTCATGAGTCCTCCGCCCATTCCAATCAACTCGGGTCTTTGTAGTCTAGCATCCGGAGAGGATACACCGAATTGAGCCTTGATATTCTCAGTATAACGAGTACTACTGCTGGT